TTGTTGTGTTCGTTTTTAATGAGCCACGAAATTAGGGAATTTTACTATATCGTGACACGTTTTTGTGTATTTTTTCGAAAATAAATCAATTTACTTCACTGGATGGTCCAAGGCAAAGGCTTTCAGGCGTTCGGCCAGCACGGGAATCTCTTCCCTTTGGATGAGCGACGAGCAGGCGCGGATGCCTTGCTTGGTGCTGCCGCAGGTGTCGAGCGAGATGCCGGAGACGCCGTAGTAGAGCATTTCTTCCACGAGGTCGGCGCCGGTGAAGCCGGGATAGCAGAAGGTGAAATAGAAACCATCGGCAATGGGCTCGCCGCAGTCCTCGTCGTAGGTGATGTAGAAGCCGTTGTCGGTGAAGGCTTTCTTCATCAGCTCAGCCTTGCGGCCGTATTCCAGCACGTCGTCGCGATAGCAGTAGGTGCCGTCGTTGACAGCCTTCAACACGGCGGCCAGTGCGTACTGGGCCGAATGCGAGGTACCTGAGCTCAACGGGTGTAGGGCACCGAAGAGGAAGGCGCGCAGGAAGACCTCCTGCCCGCAGAAAGCTTTCAGGTCGGGATAGTGGCGCGCGGCCAGCTTGTTGCTGAGGCCGATGATGGCGCAACGCTCGCCGGCATAGCTGAAGGCCTTCGAGCTCGATATCATCAGGATGTAGTTGTCGGTGTATTTGCCCACGGTGGGTTGGAAGGGCTCCACGCCCGGGTGGCTGTAGTCCTTGCGGAAGTCCATGCCGAAGTAGGCGAGGTCTTCCATGACGATGACGTCATATTTGTTGGCTAGTTCGCCGATGATGCGCAGCTCTTCGTCGGTGAGGCATACCCAGGTCGGGTTGTTGGGGTTGGAGTAGAGCAGGCTGTGGATGTTGCCCTTGCTCAAAATCTCTTCGAGCTTGCCGCGCAGCTTCTCGCCACGGTACTCGTAGATGTCGAAATGCTCCATCGGGATGCCCAGCACCTTGTTCTGGAACTTGTGTACCGGGAAGCCCGGGTCGATGAAGAGCATGGTGTTCTTCTTGGCGTTGGTGTGACCGCAAATCATGAACGAGGCGAAACCGCCTTGCATGGAACCGACGGTGGGGATGCAGTTGGCGGCATCAACGTCGAGGTCAAGGAAATTCTTGATGAAGCGCGAGGCTTCCTTCTTTAAAATAGGAGCGCCGTCGATGGGCGGATAGTTGGCGGCCACGCCATCCTGCAGGGCTTTGATTTGGGCTTCAACGCCCACTTTGGCGGCAGGCAGACCAGGATTGCCAATCTCCATGTGGATGAACTTCTTGCCGCTGGCGGCTTCCATGTCGCGGGCTAATTTGTTGATTTCGCGGATACCCGCTCTGCCGATGCACGGCAGACCACTATCGGCAAAAAGCTTCTTCGCTAAGTCGACGGGGACGATATTGTTTTGCATCATGTCTGTTTGATTTAGGTTTAATCTAACGTTTGGAACGGCAAAGATAGAGGTTTAGTGTGACATATGCAAATAAAAAAAGCGGTCAATGTTTTTTGACCGCTTTTTGTGGGACGTACTGGACTCGAACCAGTGAGCGGCCTATCAGATTGTTGGTTTTCAAACGCCTTTGTCTGTCAAGTTGTTGTATTATATATATTAAAGGTGCGTATTACTGTTTTTGTGCTGTTTTTGTGGCGGCTATGAAAGGCAGCAAACAGAATCTATTCTACACATAAACTCTAATAAAGCAATCAACCTTTTCTCATACTCTTTGAAAAGTGTTTTGCTTAAACCTTTTTCGTTCGCAACTGGGCAGGTTTGGTCGTCATATAGGAAACATTCGCTTTCTCTAATACAGTCTGGCCTGTCGGCAGCAATTGTTGAAAACAGATTGATTTTGTCAAATTGTTTCGGTAGATAGCCCTCGAAAACCTTTTCGTATTGACGATTATAGACTTCTATTGTTCTCTCAGTACATGCCACTTTATAAGGGAAACATTGCCTAAAAAAGTGATTATCCATACTATTCTTCGTTGTCAAGTTTTGATTCTAAAAAGTCGACCACAACATCCAACTTCGCATTGAACGACTTGCATAGTTCACCAAAGCCAGCTATCTGTTCGTCCCAAATGTCGCCGTTGGCAACATAGCAATCGATAGATCTGTTTTGGGTTTTTATCTTGTAGACTTCAATCACGTCGGCGACGCTCAATCCCGTTTCTTCTGCAATCTCTTTGATTTTTTCGCAGGCTGATTTTACATATTTGAAGTCAATGTCAAAGTTCTTGCGCTCTGGCTGATTATACAATGTACCCATGATGAATAAACTTGATTGTTTTACTACTTATAATTTGATTTATAACCGTTTGTGAATAATTCAAGTTTCTTGCGAAATTCGCAAGTCGTTTGGATCGTGCCCTGTAACGAGCTTCAGCAGAATGTCCCTTTTGTCGGGTGAAACCTCGAAAGTTACGGAGATTCTTTCTGGGGCATTTATTAACTCGGAATCCACATATCTCTTCGGATATGTATAGAAATAGGTCACATCTTCGCCGATGAGTTCGGCAAACTTGATTAAATCATCTGCATAGATTTTCCGCTCTCCACTTTCCATTTTGCTAATGACGGAAGGATCGAGGTGAAGCACTTCGGCAAACTGTTCTTGGGTCATGCCTTTTGCAAGGCGAATCTTCCTGATGTTTTCTTTAATTTCCATAATGCAAATTTAATTCATTGATTTTTAAATTGTTCTGCGATTTTTGCAATAATAATTGCGATTTTAGCATATTTTTCTTGCGATATTCGCAAGAAAATTTCTACTTTTGCAGACGAAAACACAGACGAAAATACAAATAAAAATCTTTAAGCGATGAAAAAAGTGAAACTAAGAGCATTTTGGGAGTCACAGCAAGTGGCAACCAGGAACAAGATTCTTCTTGAAGTGGCTGACAAATGCCACAATTCAATTCAAACCGTAAGGGCTTGGATGCTGGAATATCGCAAGCCCCAAGGCCTTTATCGTGATGCTTTGGCAGAGTACCTCAAAGAGAACTTCCAAGTGGAAATAATCGAGGAATCATAATCAATCACTAAACTCAAATCAATAAAAACATGGAATTAGAACACAAAGAACAATTTCACGATGTAAAAGAAGTCGTGATTCCTGGCACAAAGGAGCGTGTCAGCAACACCCAACAGAACGAACAAATCACAAAGTGGATGGCAAAGACAGGCCATTTACCGCTGATGTACCAGCGAGAGCGCGATGGTATTCATTGCGAAATCAGCGAGCTTTTTGAGAAGCGGATTTATGCCGCTTTTGAACAAGGCAGTGCTATTGGAGAGGACGGGCGCAAATACACATTGGGGGAAGCCGATGAGACTTTTCCCATGTGTGGCAGTATTTGCATCCGGGCCACTCCAGAAGGCGAAGAACATGGCGAGGCCTACGACATTACTTTCTTTGTTTGAGGAAGGAGGCGAGGTATGATTAAGAAATATCAAGTAACCGTCACACGCACGGACACTTACAATGTAGAAATTGATGATGCGGTATTTAATGCCGAATGGGCAAAGGAATTCAGTAGCGTCTTTTGGGATATCGATCCTGAGAATGCGGCACAAGAGGCCGCTGAAGACATAGCCAGAATGACAGCGAGGTTTGGTACAAATGCATTCTTGGAAGGATATGGATTCATCACAGTCAAGGACAGTGATTATAGTAAGTATCTAAAAGAAAAAGGCAATAGATATGCTGAAGGAGTGACCATTGAGGAAGAGGATGTTGATAATGAGGAAATGGAATCTGAATATCTTGGGGAAGGAGGCAAGCAATGAGTTACGATGAGTTTATGGAAATCATGAGGGAAAAAGCCGACTCTTACAAAGTTGGCCGTAGTTTCGCTTTATCATTCAAACCGCTTTCGATAAATGATGTAGAAGAGTCATATCTGGCAGCTGCCGAAGACGCTTTTAGGTTAATTGGGGAAGGAGGCCAGCAATGATGTACTACATTGACAGGCCTGCCACATGGAAGGCGGCCAATAAAAAGTGGGCCGAGGTACAGGAGTATGTCGGGCAGTTCAAGAACTGCCTCATAGCCGACGACCTTTCGCGCGACGCGATGATCGAAGAAATTCGGCATAAGGTGGAGGAACTGTATGCCGCCTACCCAAGAACCAAGAAGCTGAAGGTTTCTTTTGGCTATAATGATTTTATCTCCTGTGCACCTGAAGAAAGTCATGTTGATGAATATGTGTTCACTATCATTCTGCATCCTGTCATAAAGACCTACCGCTTTGCTGAGAATGCTGCAGCTTTGGAGGAAGGAGGCCAGCAATGAGTTACGAGTTTAAATACCGCCTGACGGCGAAGAGTAGCCTTGCGACTATCGCCAAGGCTGCGAGGGCATTGGGCTATACCATAACGATAGACAAGGCTGTAACAGTATCCTATATGAAGCAGCGTAAAAGCGACTTGCGCGAAGAGTACATTTCGAAAATCATGACGGACGAACGCCTGCCCGAATTTCTCAATGAACAGCTTATTGAAAAAGAACTAATGGCACCAGAGGAACAGGAGGTATAATCATGCCACAACGCGAACAATTAGCCATCTATGGCGCAAGCGACAACCAAATGCACTTCACTTCGGTGGAGTGGGGATTGCTGACCTTTTTCCCAACAAACGACCATCTTGGGAAAAAGGACTGCAAGCACTGCTTATTAGCCGCCACACCCGATGAATGCAAAACGGCACCATGCACAGCCCTTGAAAGAATGGATGGGCAAAGCGGCTATTTCTCAATTCACGATATGCCCGACTGAGAAAAACATTGAAAAATGATTCACTGTATTGAATGTGAAATAACCAACGACTATCCTTGTGAGAAATGGGGCATCTGCCCAAACGACGATGATTTTATTGAAAGAGTAATTGAAATAGAAAGGATTGAAAAATGACCAAGGAACAAGAAGAAAAAAGGGAAAAGGCAATCCAGAACATAGCCGATCTGCTGAGAGTGTCGCCGTTCTCGATTGAGTACAAGGTAAAAAAGCGTCCGCAGGGGATTAAAATCATCTTCGAGGTGACGCAGGAGGATATGAAAGCACTAATTGAAAAAGCAGTAAATAAGGAAAAATGACCCAGGAGCAAAATAGCTGTCTTGCATTCTTCCATAGCGTAAGAGCAATATATCAAGCCAAAGGCAAGAGTTTGGTAAAGGCGCAGAAAGAAGCCTGTAAGGCTGTACTTGAACTCTACGGCGAAGAAAAACTTGAAGAATTGTTCAAAGATGAAATCGAAGCGCAATGACCTCTAACGGTAAACCCATATTGGACGCTTGTTGCGGTAGCCGGATGTTCTGGTTCGACAAAGATAACCCTCTTGTCGAGTTCATGGACATCCGTGATGAAGATGTCTACCTCACCGACGGGCAGCTGGTGATGGTTCATCCGAACACCATCGGTGACTTCACTGCTATGCCCTTCCCAGACAACAGCTTCAAGCTGGTGGTGTTTGACCCGCCTCATCTTGTATGGGCTGGCAAAACCCCCAATATGTATAAGTTGTTTGGAAGACTGGAAGACTGGAAGACTGAGCTGTCCAGGGGCTTCAAAGAATGCTTCCGGGTACTGGAACCCTACGGAGTTCTCATCTTCAAGTGGTCAGAAATCGACCTGAAGCTGAAAACCGTCCTGGAACTGACTGACGAAAAGCCGCTCTTTGGCCACAAGCGCGGCAAAACATTTTGGGTGGCCTTTATGAAATTACCAAAGAAACAATGATTGAGTCATGACCAAAGAAGAAAAAGAGCTTCGAGCTATGGAGCAATACAAAAAGAGACATCAGGCACAACAGCTGCTTGTGGGCGACGATGCCGAAAGCCCTACCTTATTCCGTAAGAATAAAGTGGGCCGCAACGACCCCTGCCCCTGCGGCAGCGGAAAGAAAGCCAAGAACTGCTGCGGCATCAGCCAGGAATACGGCTACAAGAGACTCGTGCTTCGCGTGACCCCTGAGCGTTACATGAAGCACTGGCGCAATGAAATCCCCTTCGCTGTCGGTGAGACGGTTCTGGCCTCGAAGGCCTTCCCGGTGGAATCCTTCAGAGGCAAACCCTGTGTCATCACCGAGAGAGGCATGGAGGAACATATTTGCAACTTCTATTTCAAAATCGAGGTTGACCCCGCCCTGGATCCTGACGGACTGGTGGACACCAGCATCTGGTATTCGGACGGACATTTGGTAAAACCCGAACACTATGATTACACCGGAAGACATCAGTCGCATTGAGGAAGCCGCCGACATCGTTGAAATTGTCGGCGAATATGTGACGCTGAAGAAAGACGGAGCCAGCTTCAAAGGATGCTGTCCTTTCCACAACGAGAAAACACCTTCGTTCAAAGTCAATCCGGCAAGGCAGATCTATAAGTGCTTCGGATGTGGCAAAGGAGGCGACGTTGTGAGCTTCGTCATGGAGCGTGAACACCTGAGCTATCCCGATGCACTCCGAAAACTGGCCAAACGCTACAACATCGAAATACAGGAGCGGGAACGCACTCCTGAAGAGATAGCCCGTGAATCGAAACGCGAGGCCATGTTCATGTTGACCCAGCAGGTCAACACCTTCTTTGTGGAACAGATCCAGAAGAATGAGAACGCGATGGCTTATGCTGTGAGACGATGGGGAAAGAAGTATGTGGAGGAAATGGGCATCGGTTATGCGCCTGACAGCCGCATCTTCATGGATTGGGTGAAGGAAAAGTGCCTCAATATCGACTTGCTTAGAGAACTCAAAATCATAGGAGAGAATGACAAGGGAGGCTTTTATGCCCAATTCAGGCAACGTATCACCATTCCGCAACGCAGCCGAGCCAACCTTATCAACGGTTGGACTTGCCGCGATTTGAGTGGACGTGACGACACACCCAAATACCTCAACAGCAGCGATTCGGAGCTGTACCAAAAATCGGAACTGCTTTTTGGCATCGATGTGGCAAGATCTGAAATTCGCGCCACTGGCAAGGTGTATGTGGCAGAAGGTGCTCCTGATGTCATGCGGATGCAGATCATCGGGGTCAACAATGCAGTCGCACCACTCGGAACGGGTAAGATGGGCGAAGCACAGTTCAAGCTGCTTTCTTCGTGCTTCGCCAAGACTGGTGTTCGACAGCTTTGCATCCTGCCCGACGGCGACACCGACAAGGATGACGGAACCAACCCGGGCCGTGCCACCGCCATCACCATAGGCAAGGATGCTCTTCAACTTGGGTATGCTGTAACCATCAAACCCATCCCGGAAACCATCGAGAGTACCGATGAAAATGGGAAGCCCAGACTAATCAAGCGGGTCAGCAAAGAAGACCCTGACAGTTATTTCACCACCAAGGCAAAATTCAAGGACACCAAGGAAGAGGATTTCATCCTTTGGTATGCGCAGTACCGTTTCCAAGGCAGCCAAAACACCCAGGAGACCAACGAAATCATCCGTGAGATTACCGGGCTGATTGCGATGGGCGATGATGAGGTGCGCATGGAGGGCTATCTGAAATCGCTGAAGGAGGTCTATAAGGAATCGTCAGTGTGGAACAAGGCACTGAAAGAAGCCAAGGTCGAGCGACAGAAGAAAGAGGTCGAGAAAAAGGCTTTCTCGAAAGACCTCTTCACAAAATACGGGTTCTTTGAGGAACACGGATGCTATTATGCGCTGAACGGAGCGGCACAGGTGCAATGGTCGAACTTCACGATGGAACCTTTGTTTCACATCAAGGATGCTCTCAATCCGAAACGTCTTTATGCCATTCATGGGGAACATGGAGGCAACGAAATCATAGAGCTGAAGCAGGAAGATCTGGTCAGCCTCACCAAGTTCCGGCAGCGCATTGAAGGCTTGGGCAATTATATCTTCGAGGCGGGAGAACCGCAACTGATCAAACTGAAGCGTTACCTGTATGAGCAAACTGAGACAGCAACGGAGATTGTGCAGCTGGGTTGGCAAAGGCAAGGCTTCTATGCTTTCGGCAATGGTGTGTTCTACCAAGGCCGTTTCCATAAGGCTGACCATTACGGCATAGTGCGCCTTGAAGATCTTGGCAACTATTATCTTCCTGGTTCCTCAGACATCTATAAAGAAGATGCCCTTTTCCAGTTTGAAAAGAGATTTGTCCACCTTGCCTATTCCACTATCAGCCTCAACGAAGTGGCCAACGCAATGCTGAAAGTGTTTGGCGATAACGGAAAGGTTGGACTGGCCTTCCTGATTGCCACACTATTCCGCGACATCATAACGGCCAACGTGAAGGCTTTCCCAATGTTGAATCTGTTTGGCCCCAAGGGAAGCGGTAAGTCGGAACTGGGACATACGCTGATGTCGTTTTTTATTATCCAAAACATACCGCCTAATTTGTCGAACTCCACCATAGCTGCTTTGAGTGAGGCTGTGGCACAGTGTGCCAACGCCATCGTTCATCTTGATGAGTTCAAGAACAACATCGACTTGGATAAACGTGAGTTTTTGAAGGGTCTTTGGGATTCAGCAGGTAGAACCAGGATGAATATGGATAGGGATAAAAAGCGTGAGCAGACCCGTGTGGATAGCGGTGTAATCATCAGCGGTCAGGAAATGGCCACCGCTGACATCGCTCTGTTTAGCCGTTTCATTTATCTGACGTTCAATAAAACGGAGTTCACTACGGCAGAGAGCAATGCCTTTGCCGAACTTGACCATCTGAGAAAACTTGGATTCACGCACTTGACATTACAGATTCTCAATCAAAGAGAGCAATTCCGACAGAATTTTGCAGCTATGTACAACGCCACATCCTCTGATGTGATGAACCGGTTGGAGAAGGAGATTTGTGAGTCGCGTATAGTCAACAACTGGACCACCATAGCCGCCGCTTTCCGCACCCTCGAAAACACACTTGACCTGCCTTTTACCTATAAGGAGCTGCTTGACATCTGTGTTGAAGGCATCAAGCGGCAAAACAAGGAATGCAAGTCGAACAATGAGATAGCCGGGTTCTGGAATGTGATAGCCTTTCTCCAACAGGAAGGCCAGCTGATTATGGACAGCGATTTCAAGATTGAGTATGTGAGCCGACTGAAGACTACCAAGGCGCAAATTGAATTTGACCACGTCAAATCCGTATTGCTCCTGCGAAGAGGCAAGGCCTTCCAACTTTACAAGCGTTTTGCAAAATCGTGCGGAGAGAACCCTTTACCAGAAGGGTCGTTGAAATACTACCTTGAAAACTCCAAGGAGTTCCTGGGCGTCAAGCAGAGTGTTCGCTTCAAGACATCGATCAACGGAAGAGAACAACTGCGCCAGGACCCGATGACACAACAGATGGTAGCCACATCACAAATAGACATGGCTCTTTGCTTCGACTATGAGCAGCTATCAGCCAACCATGAAATTACACTTGAAATTGAGACATTGAGCGATGATTAAAGCCTTTGCCATAGTAATAACCTGTGTGTCAGCGGCTTCGCTGATTTTTTTTGAAACTATTTTTCCGAATTTTCAGCGGAAAATGCTTTCTACATTTTCTACACTTTCTACAAAATTGATTTTCAATCATTTAATATATAGTTTTACATTAATACAACTTTCTACATTTTTCTACAAAACGACGTTTTTGACGATTTTTTCTACTTTTTTCTACAATTTCTACACATTAATTACAATTCCTATTTTTCAAAATGCTGATTATAAGCATTGTAGAAAAATATTTGGCTGTAGAAAATGTAGAAGGGTAGAATGTGTGTTCCAGAACAACATTAATACAGTCACATCAATACCAACCACCACTAATAATTTTGCTCGATGAAAGACCGACTGCTGACAATAACCGTGAAGAAGGACTTGCATAAATATCTCACCGAATCGCTTCAAAGTGACATCGTTAGGCCTGAGCGTAACTCAGAACTAATGGAAATCATAAAGCCTCATTTATGCCTTGAACCTGATGAGTGGGAGCTGCAGCCCATTCCCGAAGGCTATGAGCAACTACAAATCGCATTGCCTGAATTGCGCAGAGTGTATGAGGCACGCAATGGCAAGGTGTATTATTGCAACACCCTTTTCCGTGACCACCTCACCGAGATTGGTTTGAAAAAGGTTCGTTCCTATTTCAAACGCACCTACAACGATAGGTTTATGACCTTCATTGCCGGATGGGTGGAACGACAGCATTACGATAACTCCAATACAGAAGAGGAACGGCGTATTCAGGTGACCAACGGCATAGCGGCCTTCTTCAACAACTACCACATAACCTTCGACGAAAGAATGATAGAGGCGAGGCGAAAGGCATGGTTGAGGTATCAGGAAAAAGTGGAGAAAAACAAAAAGTCACCGGCAACAAATTGATAAAATTAGACGATTTCATGTCCCTGAAAAAAACAAGCAGATAAAAGAAAATTAGACGATTTCATGTCCCTGAAAAAATAACCGAAAAAATGAGCAGAATTGGATTATACAGAATAGGCTTCAAGGAGCAAAACGAGGTCGATGACAATTGGCAGATGCAGGAATCTCAGCAGGACAGAAGCGTCCCGGAATTGAGCATCGACGGCTCACATTGGTTCAAGAGCATCGACCAGACAGTGAGCGACCTCACCGAGGAACTGGTGAAGGATGAGACGGGAAGCCACTATGAGCAAAGCATTTCCTTCGTGGTCAGGAAGGAAGTAGACATCGAGCTGGCTCGGAAATATGCCAACCGTCCTGTGGTGGTGTCTGTCGTTGCCGTCGACGGAAGGCAATACACGATTGGCACAAAGAGTTATCCGGCCTGCCTGGTCACCTCTGACCGTTATCAGGGACTGGACACACGCGAGGTGGCAGTTACAGTCTCTTACCAGAGCAAAACGAGGCTCCTTAAATAAGAATCAGTCACAGCCCATGACAGGACGTAGGGTATTTTTGCACCACTAAATTTTCAAAAATGCCCACACTATCGTTATTCAACACCATATTCCGTGAGCCTTGGATGCTGGAGCCGCAAACGGCGGCTGCCAACAGACAGGTGCTTTATGGCTTGCTGATGGGGCTGGAATTTGCGCCTGAAGGCGAAACCGCCCAAGCCACCATCACACACAAACATTCGAAACATATTCCCGCTGGCCGTCAAGTCAACCTGGTTCACCTTGAAGGAACCATGCTGCGTGACGATGCAGGATGTGGCATGATAGGCACACGCACCATCGCCAGCCTGCTTCGTGAGGCTGATGCCAAAGAGGAAGTGATTGGCCATATCCTCCGTATCGACAGCGGGGGAGGTGCAGCCAACTCTGTTCCTGACCTGGCTGAAGCCATCCAGTCGTGCCAAAAGCCGGTACTCGCTTTTGTTGACGGATACATGTGTTCGGCAGCGATGTACGCCGGCAGCTATTGCACCCACATCATGGCCAACCGCGACACCGACCGTGTGGGGTGCATCGGCACAATGATCCAAATCGCCGACTATCCCAAAGAGGCCAAGGATGAAAGAGGAATGGTACACTTGCGTATCTATGCCGACGGATCTGATGAAAAGAACGAAGAATTTGAGGCAGCCCTTGCGGGCGACTTCAAGCTGGTGAAGGAAAGGATCCTGAACCCGACCAATGAAAAGTTCAAGTCAGACATCCGCGCCAACCGGCCCGACGTGAGGGATGACCAGCTGAAGGGCCGTACCTACAATGCCGGGGAAGCCCTCGGCACCTTGATTGACTCCATCGGCAGCTTCGACGCTGCCGTGGCTAAAGTTGTAGAATTGTCTAACATCAATATCACTAAAATGGAAGGATTAGAACACCTGCAAGCAGTTCCAGGTTGTGCCGACCTCACAATGGTTGACAACAGCACAAGCCTGAACAAAGAGCAGCTGGAAGCCATCGACGCCGCCATCGGCACGGAGAAAGCCTTGGTGCAAACCAAAGACAAGACCATCGCCGAACAGACGGAAAGCATCAACCAGCTGACCACCGAGAATGCCTCCCTGAAGGAAGCCAACAAGACCCAAGCGACTGAGATCGCCGGTCTGAAGGCCACCATCACGGAGCTGAACAAGAAACCCACCCCTCCCGCACAAGCTGCGCACAATGGGGATCCCGTCGCTGAAGAAGGCGACAACGACAATCCGACAGAGTTTTGTGAAAACTTAATGAAGAAGATCTATGGTTAGTAAAGTTCAATTCTGCCAGGCTTTGGCAGAAAGCGGTACCCGCTACCGCACTACGGCCTTGGCCATGCCCATGGTGATGATTCACGACTCCATCCAGCACATGATGGTGGTGACTCAGCTCAGAGGCAAGGAAATCCAAGGCGTGATTGACGAAGGAGGCAACTACAAGCCTTACAAGACCCCTTGGAACCCCAGTGATGCCGCTGAAATCAAGGCTTGCATCCTGGAGACCAAGCACCTTCAGTATGAGGCTGAGTTTGACCCTGAATCTGTGATGAAGACCATCTACTCCACACCGCTCGACAAGATTCCGATGATTAGCCAGAAGATGGTGAAGGAAATCTGTGTGGCCAAGATGGGAGCCATTTCCGAGAACCTGAATCCCTGCATCTGGAAAGGTGTGGCGAATGAGGATGCCACCGACACCCTGAGCAACTTCGACGGCTTTGCCACCATCATCGGCCAGAACCGCGCCACTGGCGCCATCGGCCTCACAGCAGGCAACCTGTGCCAGCTGGGCGGCATCAACCAATACAATGCCGGTGTGAAGCTGAAGACTATCTGGAAGCGCCGTAACAAGAAAATCACGAAGGCCGAGATGTTCCTTGAAGACCAAATCTTGACCTTCTATGATGAGTGGTACCGCAACCAGAACTACAACAATGCCAACACCAACACCGACGGTGTGCAGCAGTACCTGATTGGCACCGAAAAGAAGTGCAAGCTGGTCAGCTGCTATGGCATGGACGGCATGGGCTACATCATCCTGACGGACGGAAAGAAGAATATGCGCGTCGGCATCGACGGCATTGGAACGGGCGAAACCGCCACCGGCGATTTCGAACTTCGCAGGGGCAACAACCCGAAGACTGTCCAAATGTTCACCGACTGCTGGATGGGCGTCAACTTCACCAGCGTCGACCAACGCTTCCTGATGACGGCTTCCTACAACATCAACGATGACTCTGTGTATGCCACTGTCAGTACCGAGTCCATCGACACCACTGGCACCGCTGGTACCAACAAGACGGCCACCGTCGACTTCCAAGGCTACAACCTGACCAGCGCGACCACTGTCACTGTGAGCGGCACAGGCATCAGCTGCAACGTGGAGAGCATCTCCGCTTCTGATGCCAACGCCACCGACGGAAAGACCTGCACCGTGACCTTCGCCAGCGCAACCGCTGCCACCATCTCCGGCACGCTGCGATTCGTGAACGCCACTGACGACATCGACCTGACGGTCAGCCTGAAGTGTGTGTTTGCTGCGGCAGGAGGCGGCTCCTAAAAAACGAACGGGTGTGGCTCGCTTCACCGGGCCACACCCAATCTATTCACTCATTAAAAAGTCAGAATTATGCTTAAACTTTCAAACGTTCCCTTTAAGTTAGGTCAAGCCAACGGGTCAGGCATCGGCAAGTATCTCTACTTCATCGCTGCCGACGACATCACTGCATGGCCTACCATCACCGACAACCTCGATGACGCGGTTGCCGATTCGGGATATATCGGCTACACGGGCAACTTCACCCTGAAGCCGGGTGCCAAGTGGATTCGCATCTACAACACCCAAGGCGAAGGCACCATGAGCGCCGAAGCCACTGGCGAGCGCGACTCGAAGATGTTCAACAACAAGCTGAGTTTCCGTTATCCCAAACTGACCGACGCTTCCACGAAGCTGGCTGACGCAGTGGTCAACGGCGACGGCGTGTTTGTGGGTTGGCACGACGGAGCTTATCGCGTGGTAGGCGATAAGCATTATCGCTGCGACGTGACACCTAACGTCACCTCTGGCGACAGTGCCGGAAGCTCGAAGGGTATCACCTTCGAGGCTGAATGCCCAGGTTACAAGGCTCTGCCTATCTATTCGGGTAACATCGAACTTGAAGACGGTACCTTGAACTGCGCCACCGATGAGTTTACTCCTTCATCGACCACCTATACCGTCACCTACGACGGCAATGGCAACACCAGCGGTACCGCACCCACCGACTCCAGCAGCCCCTACAACAGCGGTTCCACTGTGACCGTGTTGGGCAACACGGGTTCGCTGGCCAAGACCAGTAAGACCTTCAGCGGATGGAACACAAAGGCCGACGGCTCCGGCACTGACTATGCCGCTGCCGACACCTTCACCATCAACGCCAACACCACGTTGTACGCTAAATGGACTGACTGATGAATCCGGTATTAGAATTTCTGCAAAAGCACCCCGACTACTCCTTCGATGAGGGAGTAGCCGTGTTGCTTCGCTACAGTGCCAATCGCGGCGTGAACACCTTCATCACGATGCGCCGCGACCGCCAGCACTTGCGCAATGAGTTGAACCGTCTGGCCCACATTCCCCAGCTGCGCCCATTGCCTGGTATGGAGGAACCCAAGCCAACGGAGAATGAACAAAAACAGTTGCAGGCCGCAAAGGATTTATTGAAGGAATCCGAAGAAGGCTTGCATGAAAGCGAATCAAGTCTCAAAGAAGAAAGTGTCGCCGACATTATTGCCCACCAAGACACCCTGAGAGAGGTTATCAAAGGTGGCGATATTACCAACATTGTTTCGGCAAAAGAAGGTCTCGAAGAAGCATGGAAACATGCAGAAGCGAAACCAATAGAGCCTATTCAAGCAAAGCCAAAGCCGGATGAAAACGAGCCAAAGCCGGAAGAAAGTTCCCAAAATAAGGGAACCACCGCCGCTGATGAAGACGACACCGTCACTTACCTGGATCTGAAGCGCCACGAGCAGTACGACCCCGAGAAGCTGCCGCCCACGCTCAAAGAGCTGTGGCTGAAAAACCGTGACGAATACAAAGAACTCCAGTACTGCCACGCCCAGATGAAGCAGGCCAACAGCGATGCAGGCCGTGCCGACTGGCGTCGTCAGGTGGACGAGCACCGCGAGGCGCTTGAAGCCCGCTGGAAGCTCTTCGACGAAGAGAAGACCCGCCTTGAAACCTTGGCTGCCGAAGAGCCTGGACAGGAACCCGCCGCCTACAACCCTTCAAACGACCGTTCCTATATCTCCAAGGCCCTCGGCAAGGAGACCTGGACCGACAAGATGAAGCTGGAGGTGCAGCACCGTGTTGACACGATGCTGGCCAACGGCATCCCCTTCGAGGATGAGACCCTGCAACGCCTGAAGGAACGCGGCATCACCATTGAATAATGGATTGGTTTATAAATAAGTGTCATTGGTAGCCGGGGAAACTCGGCTACTTTTGTCTTATGCAAGAAATCCTTGAAGTCAACAGTGTCAGGATAGCCCGCCAGAACTCGATGAATATGCTGCGTCAGATTGTGGCAATGGTGGGCAAAGGGGCTGAGGTAACAGTCCTTTCTTACAGTGTGACGGACGGATGGCTGAGGCAGCTGGTGAAGCTGAAGGAGGAAATGGAAATAGAGAAGGTGACTATCGTCCTTGACCGCGACGTGATGATACGTCACCGGCAGCTGCTGAACCAGCTGGAGACTGTCGCCGATGAAATCTATCTCTCAGACAGTCACGCCAAGGCATATCTTGCTATTGGAAAACAGTATGAACTGGCCGTCATCACGTCGGCCAACGCAACACAAAATTACAGAAATGAGTGCTTCTACACAACAGACAGACCCCGAGAACTCGAAAGAATCAAAGCCGATGTCGGAGAGATTCTTCGAAAAGCTTTCCGGATTGGATGAAGACCAGAAGGTTTTTGAGCTGGCTTCCCTTTTCCTGAAGATTGCCGATATTGCCTATTTTATCGGCAAGCGACCTGAAGAATTGGCGAAGATCATAAAACTGCATCCCGCCGACCCGCTGTCCATCGCCTACCATCGAGGGCAGCTGAAGACGATGATCATGCTCCGTTACGATGCACGGAGATATGCTGTGTCGGGAAGTCCCGAGGCTAATAAGGAAATGTTGCAGCACTTGTCAGAACAAATATATAGCGAAAATGCGTGAGGACTCTTTAGAATTGTTGCGTAAGCACCTTCAGGATGCAGGTGAGGAATTTGAGAAACTTCCACAATCCTCAAAGAACCTGGTTATTCAGGTTCGAGACTGCTATGCCATGCAGATTGAAGACCCGTGGATTGGCAGTACTTATGTTCGGGACAGGCTGGTGGAAACGTATGGCATATCCGTAAGCCAAGCCTACAACGTGATGGCACTGACCTCTGTGTTGCTTGGTGACGTGACCACCTCTCATAAGAATTGGATTAAACTGAAGGCAGAAAAGCTGATGGAGGAAGCAAACGCTGCAGCCAATGCTCGCGATTTTGCACTTGCTGCCGAAAAACGCAAGCTGGCCAAGACGCTCGGCTATCTGTTCCGTCTCGATAGGGACGAAGGTGAAATACTTGACATCCAGAAATACCTTACCAAGGAAAACTGCCAAATCACCTTTAATCCTAATGATATTGGTGTCAAGTACACGGCTAAGGATAAGGAACTGGCCGATAAGTATATCAAAAAGTTTGCTGAAGATGCTGAATACGAGGAGGTGAACGATGAGGAAAGTCTACCTTCATGAAGGGCAAATGAATTATCACCTCTGCAAGCCTCGAAGCTCTGTCGTCTTCGCCGGCCGCAGATGGGGTAAGTCTTACCCGGTGGCGGATACCATCATGACGAATGTGTTGGAGATGCCTGGCAGTACCGGCGTTTATTATGCGAAATCATTCCGTCAGGCTCATTCACGTACATTGCCAAGCGCACTGATGGCCTTGCAAGAGTTTGGATGGATTCGTGATGTCCATTATGTGATTGGCCATGAACCTGACAAAAAACTTGGCTTTGCGAGACCTCTGTTTTTGCCCAACGACTTGAAAGATGTTGTGTGGTTCGCGAACGGTACCATCATGATTATCGTCAGCCAGGAAGTGGCCATGTCTGCCAACTCGTTGACGGTCCACTGGATGGTAGCTGACGAAGCCAAGGGGTTGGATGAAGAAAAAATGGCCAACGAGTTGCTCCCCGCTATCGGTGGATCCAAACGCTATTTTGGCGACCCTGCTAAATTCCCACATCTTTATGGTGTTCACTATTTTTCTGATATGCCAGCCGGTAAAGAAGGAAATTGGTTGTTTAAATACGATAAAGAGTATGACAAAGAGCTGTGTGACCTTATCATTAGGCTTGAAACTCGCAGACAACAGCTGCTGCAGGCGCAGGTGACCACCTACACCATCCGAGAGTTGAACTATATCAACAATCGGATAAACATCCTTAGGCACAATGCTTTTTACTATGTCGAGAGACCAAGCTACGACAATGTGGCGTTATTGGGCTTAGACTATTTCAAGAGGTGCAAACGAGACCTTACGCCAATGGTTTATAAAACCTCTATCCTATGCAAGCGCATAACGGAGGTTGAGGGTAAGTTCTACCAGAACTTCAATATTAAGAACAATACCTACCTTGCCAATGACAATTCCAAGCTGAATGACTACCGTGCCCAGCAATATGATTGTCTCCTCGATACTGATCTGGAACTTGACAAGCCCATAGCCATTTCGTTTGACTACAACGCGCAGATTACTTGGCTTGTCGCTGCACAGATTCAAGGAATGATGCACAAGACCCTGAAGTCGTTCTACACTAAGTATAACGACAGATTGCGCGAATGTGTCGCCAAGTTTGTCGAATACTATAAACCCCATCGCAATAAGACAGTGGTATACTATTACGATTCGACGGCTAAGGCTACGAACTATGTCGAAACCGGGCATACCGCTGTGGATATAGTGTGTGATGAGTTCCATAATGCTGGATGGCGTGTGAAACCTATCTTTCTCGGAAATCCTATGTCGCACGATAAGAAGCACCTGATTATAAATGATGCTTTCCAGGGGAAGAAGGGTAAATTGATGGCCGTTTTGAATAGTGACAATAATACTGAGCTGATACAGGCTATCCAATTGGCTGAAGTTAGACAGGGAGAAAATGGGTTCCGTAAGGATAAGAGTAAGGAGAAATCTTTGGAGACTGATTCTTCTTTGCCTTATGAGTTGAGGACAGATGCGACGGATGCTTACGATACGAATTTATTGGGATGCTTGACAATGCCTTATGATGATGGTTCTTATAGATGGGCTTAATTATTGATTTTATTTGGGCGTTCCCCGCCTAAGCGGGTCGGGCTTTCCGTCTCAAACATATTCGACTCGCAAGCGGCTTCGTCTCATACTCGACTTCAATCCCTAACGCACGCTACGAGAATGAGACCATCGACAGCGTCGGCTCCGTTCCGCGAGCCGCATCAAAAGGTGCGACAACGCTACACTACGACCTCCTTGCGATGTCTCATACTCTCCGCTTTAAAGCCCGTCAAGACAGCCGAAGAGCCTGTGCCAGGCACATCGTCTGCCTTGCCGCCGGTGGGAAGGAAATGCTGTAGGTAGCATAACCTGCACTACGTTCCTCCGTGCAGAACATGGTACCCACAGCATCACCTTCTCACCGTACAGGCCGACAAGGTAGGAATCCCCGACAGGAAGTCATACTGACCTCCTGCCGGGGATTCCTGTTTTTGTTTATGCCTGTCGGCAGTTTTTCAAGCGGTGTTCACGTTTCAGCACATTTCCAAGGTATTCCCCGGCATCTGCCAAACTTTATGCCGCAAAGATAGTTACGGCGTTTTCTGCGAATCAAGACTATACAAGCGTCACTCGAAAAATCTCCAGCCCCTTCGGGGTAGTATTTTTCGTGCCGGTCTTGATTGGCAACCGCCTACTCTCTTCCAGCAGCAAAAGTTATACGGCGATTCCTGGGGAATGTGTCAAAAAAAATGCTGAAAGTGAACGAAATATCAAATAAAAAAGTTTCCGGCTCAAGCCCAAAGAATAGAGTTGATGAGATTAGATACTATGCCACTGGAAACTATCGTCAGGACGGAAGATGCCAGACAGCGCACGCGATGAAAGAGGGCGAGAGATGGGCAATATGCAAGGCAGCCCGCGAGATGGTGAAGTACATCCCAAGTAATGCGGTACTTATTCCGATGCCGAGCCACACAGGGCGTGCCACCTATACAAAGGAATTGTGTAGGATGATAGCCAGGGAGACCGCCGCCCAGGTGTGCGACTGCCTGCAAGGCACACCGCGTGAGACACTCTACAGCCTCAAACAGCAGGGACGGAGACCGACACCTAAGAAATTGGGTTTCTATCTTGCTGAACCGCTCCCAACGGATAAGCGCGTGATTATTGTCGACAACGTGGTGGCGACGGGTACTACCGCCGCCGCTGCTGTTCGCGCCATTGGTGGCGGTATCGTGTTCGCTTATGCAGCCGCCACCAATTCCCAACAAATCCCCCAATTAACAAGATTATCAACCCCTAAAATCTAATACAATGCACAGCGTAGTAAAAGAGTACTCCTTGAAGTACAAACCCACCAAGCGAGAAGCAAAACAAATCAAGGACAGCCGCACGGCTTACGAGGAACTGAAAGAGGTTTTCGACCCTGACACCCTAATGTTGTTCGAGTCTTTCTATGTTCTTTATCTTAAAGGAAGGAAGATAAAGGGCTATATGAAAGTGGGAGAGGGTGGAATGACACACGTAGTGGTAGACCCCAAGCGCATAATGATGGGCGCACTTTCAAGTCTTGCCACTTCTATAATAATAAGCCACAACCACCCGAGCGGAAACCCAAGTCCAAGTGCTGACGACCGACAACTCACCAAGAAAATACACGAAGCCTGCAAATTGATGGACATCGTTTTGCTTGACCATATCATAATAGGTGACGGCGATTGCTATTCGTTCCGCGACAACGGCGAACTGTTTGAATAGTCAGCACACCGAGCGAGTGACGGCGACCTCACCGCCGCCGTCCTCGTTCGCTCATACCTTCAGACCCAAGAATAAACGCACCCCGTCCGCATATTACGCAAACCCGCCGAGGCAATTGCCGCAATCTCAAGAGGGCGGCGCGGGGGTCTTCGCAGACAGCAAACCGCTTTTTGAAAAAAGCGGAAGGAAAAACAGCCTAATTTTCAATAAGTTGAAAATTTCAAGTTTGGAATGGCTTGTATATCGCAAAAAATTGCCGCCTTGCGGCGGCTGAACCTTGCAAGGCGGCAATTTTTTTGTCACTTGGACGCAGATGATGAATTATATTTTTGCCGAAAATTCAAAAAGCCATGAGCAGAATCCATAATTCAAAAATTTTCGAGCTGGTGCAGCTGCACAAGCGCTTCTCCATCGCTTGGGTCGCCAAAGACGGGCGTATCGTCCGCGTGAATGAGGCCGAGCTGACCAACAAAAACCAACGCGACACCGACAAACCCAAAGACGGCATGTACGCCAAAGGCCGCCGACTCAACATCGTGTGCCAGCCCAGCGGCGAAATCCGCACGGTGACCATTGACTCCATCATTGAGTTCAACGGAGAGGAAGTGTTTATTTGACAATTTACAGCTATGGAAAAGAGTTTCAATAAACAAGAGAGCACGGAGGGCAACGGCCTGTTGTGGCTGATGGACGACGTGCTGTATGCCAAGGAGGCACAAGCCATCCTGATGATGCCCTCGCGCCCATCGGGCTTCATCGACGAAAAGAACCTGATGCCGATGGTGGTGGACGGAATCACGATAGCCCCCTGGGGCTGCATGAACCTGCTGCCGCAGAACGTGATGGACAAAATAGAGAAAGTGGAGGTGGTGGGCGCCAACGCCGACTTCAACTGGCGAGCCTGCTACGGCCTGGGGCCGAAGCTCCAAAAGCTGGTGTACAGCGACAACCCCAAGGAACAGGTGCTGGATGCCAGCGGCAAACTGATTGGCGGCAAGGTGGTGGACCGACTGGACATCCATGCCGGCGAGGTGTACGACTGGTGCCAACGCTCGGACATCTCCATGTATTTCCAAGAGACACTGACCGACCTGAGCCACTTCGCCAACGCTTTCCCGGTGCTGCTGCCGTCGAAGGACAGAAAGTCCATCTATAGCATCGTGCATCGTGAAGCCATGTTCAGCAGATGGGAGATTGACGCCGCAACGAAGGTCATACTGAACCATGTCTACAGCTCGAAGTGGGACGATAATCCAAGCAAAAAGGATATGGAGTTCTCATACGTCATCGACGAATTTGACGACGTGCTTGACATCCGCGCACACATGCAGGGCAAAGACGCGCCTGAGCGTCTGTGCTATCCCATCTATATGGCCAGTCCTGGACGGCCTTACTACAGCTATCCCAACTGGTACAGCATCTTCCGCAGTGGATGGTACGACCATCTGGCCAGCATACCGGCACTGAAGAAAGCCATCCTGAAGCACAACCTGGGCGTGAAGCACATTATTTATATATCGCCCAACTACCTGGACGAAAAGGCACGTCAGGCGGGTATCAAGGAGGGCGACCAGAAAGCCGCCGACGAACTGAAGAACAAGCTGGTGAAGGAAATCAACGACACGCTGACAGGCGAGGAAAACGCGGGCAAGGCCTTGGCATCGTTGGCCAAGACCATACCCTCGGGAAACGGTACCACGGTGGAGAAATACTTCACCATCGAGAAGGTGGATAACAACGTGCAGGAAGGCGAGTACCTGACGGACTATGAGACCGGCGCCAACGTGGTGAGCTACGCCATGGGCGTTCACCCCAACCTGATAGGCGCCACGCCCGGCAAGAACTCCAACAGCCTAAGCGGGTCAAACATCAGAGAAATCTTCCTGATGAAGCAAGCCCTTTCGAAGCCGATGATTGACCGCGCCATGCGCCCATTCTTCGCCATCAAGAAAATCAACGGGTGGCCGGATGACTTTGTGCTGACGATACCCGAATACACATTTACCACGCTCGATGAAGCCAAGAGCGGCAAGAAAGTCAACGAAAAAATAGCAGCATGATAGTTACAACGACAACAGAAATGCAGAAGCACCTGCTTTCGATGAACCTGAAGCTGGAACAGGCCGAAGACCACCGCTTCGACTCGTTCCTGAAACGCGCCCAGGAGTGGGCCGTGCTACACATCCTCGGTGACGACATAGAGGAGATTTTGGAGATAGATCTGGAAGTGGGTCAGACTGACCCACACGCGAAGCTGCGCGAGCTGACCGCCCGCGTGATCAGCGTGAAGGCCTATCTGGACAGCATCGCCGAATCAGACCTGCAACGTTCAGAGGCTGGATTCGTGGTGCAGAACAATGACAAGATGAGTCCGGCCAGCCAGCAGCGGGTGGACCGCCTGGTGCAGAGCCTCAATGAGCGGCTGAACTCGGACTGTGACGCGCTGGTGAACTACCTGATGAAGCACAGCGGAGCCGAAGACCCCTACGACGACTGGAGAGGCACGGAGCAATTCACCTACCTCACGGATGCCCTCATTCCCACGATGGCCATCATGCGGCAATGTGCCGGACAGAACACCGTGCAGCGGTGGCAGGGCTTCTATGACCTGCAGCCCAAGCTGTCGGTTGCCCTGCGTGAGACGGTGGCCGAATACGTGAGCTTCGGCCAGGTGGAGGCACTGGTGGAACTCTTCCGCGACGATGAGCTGCTGCCAGCGCACACCAAGGCCCTGAGGTGGATGCGGATGTCGGCCTTGGCTGGGGCGAGCGGCAACACAGCGGAGGCCGTGCGCTACGCTATCGAGGCACGGCAATGGATGCTGAAGCATGAGAGCGACTTCCCCGATTTTGTGGACTCGGAATGTTATGAGCTGCCGGAACCGTTTGACTTCGGCGACGGCACAGTGGCGAACCTGCTATAGTTGACAGCCATGGGGAAGAGGATTGACCTGAAGGCTCCGACCAAATGGAAGGAGCTGACCGTGGAGCAGCTGCGGATGGTGGTGAAGACCTTGCTGCTGCACCTGACCGAAGAGGAGCGGCTGGTGGTGCTGCTGTGTCAGCTGACCGGCATCAGGGTGACAGAATTGTTCACTCAGGACAGGAGTGCCCGCTTCAAGACCGCCGAGGGCGAGGCCTTCGTATTGCACGACTATGAGATTGCCGATTTCTGCGATCGGCTGCGCTGGATAATGGACACCATCCCCGACGAACTGCCCAACCCCACGAAGATGGACGATTACCTGTGTGACATGACGTTTGGCGACTGGTTTGAGGCTGATACCCATTTCAGGCTGTATGAAGACGACCATGACCTGGCGCATTTTGAGACGATACTGCCCAAGCTGGGGATGGAGCCCCACGAGCCGGATGAGGTGGAAGCCGAGATGCTGAGGATGTGGTGGAACACGGTGATGGGGCAGATTGGGCCTGAATATCCCAACGTGTTTGCCAAGACCAACCCTGCAACAGGCTCAGGGGGCGGCAGGTTCGACCCCTTCAAAAGTCTCCAGGAGATGCACCTGCTGCTGAATGACGACCGCCCACAGGAAAACGAGCGGATTGACAACTCGCGGCTGCATGACGTGCTGTCGGCCTTGGATAGCAAGATCGCCAAGCTGAAAGCCCGCGAGGAAGCCTACAAAAAGATAAAGCGATGAATCATGAGATTCCCCACAAGTGCCCGAAGTGCGGGCAGGAGTATGACGAAAGGCGGTATTGGGGCGTGTGCCCCTACTGCCATCATCATGACGAATTTTGTCACTGAGATTAAATTGGCAATTGCCATCTTTGCAGCAAAAAAGGAAATGCCATGAGAAAAATAGACGAAATCATCATCCACTGCACCGGAACGGTGCCCAGCGCAAAAACCACCGTTGAATCGGTGCGGAACTACCATGTCGGGAAAAAAGGATGGAAGGACATAGGATACCACTACCTGATTACCATAGACGGGGTGATTCATAACGGACGCCCCATCGAGCAGGCGGGCGCACACTGCAAGGGACACAACGCCACCACCATCGGCATCTGCTACGTTGGCGGCCTTGACCCCATTACCAAAAAGTCCACCGACACCCGCAACGAGAAACAGAAGAATGCCCTGCAGCTGCTGGTGAAGCACCTGAAGGCTGGCTACCCTGGCATCAAGAAAGTGAGTGGACACTATATGTACAACAAGTCGAAGCCGTGTCCGTGCTTCGACGTTGCCAAGGAGTTTGGAGAATGAGAAGATACTTTTGTTTAGTCATAATGATCATGTTTTTAGAGTTGGTTTGCCTTCTCGTCGGTTGCCGGGCCAAGCTGGATACGAGCAGCAGCATGAAGCGGCAACAAACCGACGTGATAGGACTGGAGCTCCGACGGGCTGATAGCCTGTGGGGCTCCAGCTCCGAACGGCTTACTTACAAAATTGAATTCTATGCCCCTTGGGAGATTGCAGGCCAAGCCTGCAATGACAACCAGGGAGAGAAATATACCGAGGCTCGCCAAAACCCTGCTACACCTAAGGTCCTGGGAGACCAAGCCGCCCCAGTCTCGACCATGTCCGAAGCCCTGCTTGGCCAGTCGCCGCAAGGCGGCTTGGGCTTCGGCATGGGGGCGGTGAAAAGCATCGAGATTACCAACGAGAAAAATAATGAGGTCTCTTCCACCACTATTGTCGACTCAACCCACAATGAAGCCAGGATGACACAAGAGGCCGCGAATGATAGTACCGTGGCTGCCTTGATTTACCTGCTAATCAAATCCCCTTTGAAATGAAATATTTGGACACAGAGACGGAACGTTATCAATACAAAGTGCGCCAGACCTTGAACGGATGGGCAATCATGGTACACATCGTGCCGACCAACGAGTGGTTGGCCCTCACTCCCGAAGTGGCCCTTCAGGCGCAAGTGCAGCTGTTTGACGGCTACCGCTACAGCTTCCCAGCCGGGCAGAAGGCCGAGGCGAGGATGATGCTCGCCATGGTGGCAAATCTGAATGGATGGGCGAAGGTGGAGGAATAAGCGCGTTTGTTTCACTTTTTCATACAGTTGTTAATTTTTTTCCCTGGCCACGTTTGCAGGCTGGGGTTTTTTCGTCACTTTTTCCTTGCATAATCCGGAAAATGTGTACTTTTGCTGTGGGAATTGACTAGTCCCAGGTTAGAAAAAAAAAGAACCCTCTAACGCCCTCCGCTACTCTCCTTTGGTGGCGGAGTTTTTTTTTAGCGTGCAAAGGCGAAAAGCACTATCTTTGCGGCCTGAAACAAGACAACACCTATAGACATGACAAAATACCGTCAAACCAGCATCCCTGAAACTCTAATTCCCACCGAATGGGAATCGATGTCGACAAAGAAACTCCGTGAGGTGGTTTTGGAAAAGGCAAAGGCCCTTGCGGGCAAGAAGGTTGAAAATGCTGATACGGGGATTACGGTAGAGTTCAGCGTCACCAATGCGAGGAAGTTGGCCCGTGGTGGTGCCATCTACCTGAAGAAAGCCTCGTTGGTCGATATTCTCCCCGAACTGGTCAGTGTGGCAGAATATTCCAACTTCGGCCAACGGAAGGAGACGGATAATCCCGAAGTGCTTGGATTCCTCAACTTCAAGGCCAAGTGTCTTATCAACGGGAACACCGAGCATGTGAGACTGTCGGTGCAGTTCTGCCGTCGGAGCAGGTTCTTCTACAATGTGGAAGTGAACAAAATAAAACTGCTGCCCCAAAAGCCCCGTGGGTAACTTTAATAGCGGCAGCAGTTGTTTTTCGCCGTCGCTGCCAAAATCGTTGTCGTTGGCAGCCTTACCTCGCCTACACTGTATGGCGAAACGACACGGCAAAAATACATATTTTCTGAATAAGGAGCATATAAAATGTGTTTTTATTTGTGTTTTCACATAAAAAACACGTTTTTTTCTTGCACAATCCAAAAAAGCCCTATATTTGCAACGCTAAACAAGATGATAGTAGACTATCACGCAGGGGCGGCGGAAACAGCCCAACGACATATTCGCGGGGCTTTTTTGATGCCCTGTACTGACATAGAGACCTGAGCGGTCGCCCTTTCGTAAGATAAAGTCCCCACGTGGTGGCAGTCATCTTGTTTAGCAGCGAAAACGGCGACCGCTTTCTTGTTGCCCACAACTTAAATGCTAAACAAGATGCAAAATTCAAGACTGACAGCCGGAGAGACGGCAAAGAAGACGCTGGTAGTCTTCCGTGATTGCCACGTGAGGCACAACCTGATTGTGAAGGCCCAGACGTGGGCAGACGAACTGATGTACCGCCGCATGGCGGCAAGACGCGGCTGGCTTGTGGCCGTGAGGAAAGGAGGTATGGCATGACTAAGCTCGAAATCACCACACGCCTGGCAGAGATCATCGCGGAGATGACCACAAACGAGGAACACTCGGCGGCCATCCGCGAGCAGGCACAGCAGCTGATGACAGAAATATCGGAGGAAGAATGACTTTGGAACGGGAATTGATGTATATTTGCAGCGAAATGACACTGAAATGGAAACAGTATTTGCCATAGCCTTCATAGTCTTCGTTATCGTCAAAGCATTGTTCGGCAAAGACGAGAATAAGCCGAAGTCTCGGCATGAGAAATTCCCTCCTTTTTATTGCTGACCTGAAGCCTCGCCAATCTTACGGCGAGGCTTTTTTTTTGTCACTTAGCAAGATTTCAGACTGGCTAACTTTGCCTCAAAATATTGAAATCATGCTGAGTCTGAATTACCTGAAATCCATCCTTTTCGTCAATGGCCGTGCCGACATCGACGGCATTGACAGGAACGAACGCATCCTTGAAGCCCGTGCGGGCATGGACGGCGCCATACAGATGATCCAAAACAAAGACCTTCCCCTGTGCATCGTGCTGGAACACGCCGAGCGGCACACATTGAGCATGCACAACATGGGCGGCTTCCACGAATGCACCCAGAGCATCTGGCTGATGGAGCGTGTGGCCTCCGGTGAAGATGCCCAGGAGGTGATGGAACGCTGCTATGCGCGGTTCCGCAGACTGTACTCCATCCTGATCGAGCACAGCGACGAACCCCAGCTGCAGGGCTGGATAGAGAACAACGAAGTCAACGCCTATGCCCGCGAGGCGGGCGACTACGTGGGCTTTGAGATATTTGTCAACTTCCGTGAGAACGATGATCTGAGCTATGCCCCAAGGAACTGACCTGAATATTGACTACGAGAAATTCGCCCAGTACACCGTGGAGCGGTGGCAGGAGAAAATGAAGAAGGTGAAGGTTCGCGGTACCGGCGAGCTTTACCGCTCATTTGCCCACCATGTCTATCTCGATGCCAATGGCGACCTGCAGAAGATTACCTACACCTTCCACTTTTACGGATGGTATGTGGATGCCGGTGTGGGTCGAGGCTACACACACGGCAACGGCGGCAACCTTGAATTCCTCAGCAGGAAAGGGCCTCACCGCCGTCCGAAGCATTGGTACAACAAAATTTGGTACAACCAGTTCCGCAAGCTGCTGCACATGCTGGCAGAGGAACTGGGGCAGAAGGCGGTGGAAGAGATGATGGTGTTTGAAAACAAAGACATAACATTCCCAACATTATAGAACTATGGCGAGAATAACAGAAGAAGCGAGCGCGACCGTAACCATGAACATGGAACCAGCGCGAAAGTCGTTTGAAGAATGGACGGATGCCGTTGATAAAGGCAAAAAGAAACTTGAAGAGTTGCTGGCAGAAGCAGACAGGCCCGGGAAGGACGCTGCCATAGCCAAGCTGAAGGATGACATTGCTCACGCCTCCAATGAAGCCGAAAAGGCCGGAAAAAAGCTGAAGACATTCAGGGACACGCTCTCGAACCTCAAAGCGGCCCCGTTCAACGACTTGGTCAAGGCGAGCAAGGAGCTGGAGTCGCAGATCAAAAAACTGACGCCCGGCACTGAAGAATACATTGCCGCGACCCATGACCTGAAGATGGTGAACACACGCCTGAAGGACTTGAGGGAAGGCTGGCGTGCTGTTACGGACGAAACTGAGAAATCAAAGTCTATCACGAATAAGATAGTCGAAGGCTTCCAACGATACTGGAGCATGTTTGACGTGGGCATGAGAACGATTACCGGCGTTTCCATGAAATTCAGACAATGCGCAGAAGACGCCGCCAAGCTGGACGACGTGTACGCCGACGTGATGAAGACTACAGGATTGCTTCACGGCGAGGTGGCAGAACTGGACGAGGAACTGAAGAAGATAGACACCCGCACCAGCCGCGAGCAGCTGCTGCTCCTTGCCCGTGATGCCGGCAAGCTGGGCATCCAAGGCAAGGAGAATATATTGGGCTTTGTCCGTGCGGCTGACCAGATACAGGTGGCCCTGGGCGAAGATCTTGGCGAAGGAGCCGTCAAGAATCTTGGCAAGATTGCCGACGTGCTGGGTTATACCAAGGCGATGGGCGTGGAGAAGGCCTTGCTTTCCATCGGCTCGGCGGTGAATGCAGTGGGCCAGGCATCCACAGCCAGCGAGGGGTACCTTGTCGAGTTTACCCAAAGGATGGCTGGCGTGGGACAGCTTGCGCATCTGTCGGCAGCCAACATCATAGGCTTTGCTTCGGGACTCGACCAATCTGCAATGAAAGTGGAGATGGCCTCCACTGCTTTTCAGAAGTTCATGATGAAGCTCTATTCAGAGCCCGAGAAGTTTGCGAAATATGCGAAACAGAGTGTCGATGATTTCTCAAAACTGATGAAGACCGATGCCAATGCCGCCATGATTGAGGTGCTGAAGGGCTTGAAAGAGATTGGAGACATGTCGGAACTGACCAGCCATTTCGATGAAATGGGCCTTGACGGTGCCCGCACCGTTCAGGTTCTCGGCGCGATGGCCTCCAACCTCGATGCCGTCACTGTGGCGCAGGCCTTGGCCAACGAGGAGTTTGAAAAGGCGACTTCCATCGGCGAGGAATATGCGACAAAAAACAACAACCTGCAAGCCCAATTGGAGAAAGCCCGCAAGGAGTTCCACAACGCTTCCATCACCCTTGGCCAGTCGCTCAATCCCATCCTGCTGAAATCCACCAAGGCGACAACCTACCTGATTAAAGCCTTGGCCAATTATGGTAAGGAGATAAAGACGGTGCTGATTGTCATTGCTGCCTTGACTGTAGCATTGAAGGCAAAGGTGATTTGGCAAAAAGCCGTGGCGACATTGAATGCCACGCTTCGGGCTGGTTCGTTAGCGCTCGCCGCTGCACAAGCGTTGCTTACCGGTAATGTAAAACGTGCCACCGCTGCGTGGAAGCTGATGAATACGGCAATGAAAGCCTCGGTGTTTGGAATAGCCATTGCAGCCGTTTCAGGATTGGCAATCTGGCTTCAGAGGCTGGCACAAAAACATCGTGAAGCTGCCGAGGCTGCACAGTGGGAACAAAAGCTGGAAGCAAAGGCTACTGAAGCCTACAGCGACGAAGCCGCCAAGGTGAACACCTTGACCCGTATCATCGACAGTAACAATGTGTCCCTTGAAAGCCGCCGCAAAGCCCTTGAAGAGTTGAAGAAAATCGTTCCCGGTTATCATGCCGACCTGACCGAGGAAGGCCGGCTTATCAACGACAACCGTGAGGCCCTGGACCAATATGTGGATGCCTTGAAGAAAGCGGCCCGTGTAAAGGTTCGCCGTGAAGACATTGAGCAAAGGGAAGCTCAGATAATGGCTACTGAAGACAAATTGGAGGATGCCAAGAAGCGCGAGGCAGTGGCAACGGTCAATTATAAAGGCGACAGGTTTGAGGTTGAAGGTGACCTGATTACTGAAAGTGATGAATATGTTGAATTAAAAGCCGCCACAGAAGCGAGAGAAAAACTTGAAGCGGAACTGGAAGAATTGAACAAACAACAGAAACAGGCTGTTGAAAGGTACAATGAGATTGCCGGTGTCATCATCGAAAACGCTGTTGAGAACGCCGAAGACGTCGCTCATGCTACAGATGAGGCTACGAAGACCGCTAATGCCATCCTCACTGAAAACCAATTCGCCTACCTTCAGGAACGTCAGGAGAAACTCACCAAGAAAGAGAAGAAACTGGTGGAAGCCGGTTATGAAAAACTGTCGGTTGAGGAGTCGAAGGTGCTGAAAGCCCGCTACGACAAACTGATGAAGGCCGACAGCAACTTAGCTGACAAACGTTACCAGGCAGAGGTGAAGCAGCTGGAGCAGGCACAACGCGCCGAGCAGAACCTAATCAATCAGCAGTTCTTCGACAAACAGATTACCGCCGAAGAACACGAAAAGCAGCTACGCGATATCACCATGCGCTATCTTTGGGAGAAACGGAAGCTGGCTGAAGACAACGGCAAGGATGTCACCGCCATCGACGCGGTCATCTTCACTGAGCGGATGAAAGTCCGCAAAGAGGATTATGACAAAGCCCTGAAGGATCTGGAAGCCCGCCAGAAGGGTGAAGAGAATGCCTTGGCTTTGTCGCTCGCCGCACAGGAGATTACAGAGAAGCAGTACCAGGCACAGATGCTGGAACTGAAGATGCGCTACCTGCAGGAGAAACTCGAACTGGCAAGGGACAACGGTCAGGACGAAACTGCCATTCTGCAGTCCATTCTTGATGCACAGATTGAGGCTCAGAAGGCTGCTGCCGAGGAAATGGCCAAGCTGAGGAAGGAGGCCAAGGAGGTCACGGACGGCTTGCGCTCGCCCTCAGAGGCTCGCAACACGGAAATGCAGGAGAAGCTGAAGCAGCTCGACGTGCTTCATGATGCCATGCTCCTGTCGGAGCAACAGTACGAAGAAGCCGTCAAGCAGCTGAGGAAGAAGTATGCCGATGAAGACTTGAAGGAGAAACTGGCCAATGTCCAGAAGTATGCCGAACAGGTCAACAGTGTCATGTCGGAGGCCTCGAACTTCGTGACCCAGCTGAAAGAGTTCGAGACCGCCCAATTAGAAGCCGAGTACCAGGCTCAACTCACCGCTGCGGGTGACAATGCGGAGAAGAGGGAACAGATCGAGGCGGAGTACGAGCAGAAGCAGCTGGACTTGAAGAAAAAGTATGCCGACACGGAAATGGCCATCAATATTGCCAAGACCGTAGCGGCTGGTGCTGTGGCCGCCATTAAAGCTTTCTCCGAGGGTGGCCCTTATCTCGGTGTCGCCCTGGCGGCCATGATTGCCGCGACCACTGCTGCAGAAGTGGCCACTATCATCGCCCAAAGGAATGCCGTTAAGAATACAAGCGTCAGTAGCTCTTCAGGTAGTTCCTCGCCTGTTACGGTGACACCGACCGGATACAGCGAGGGCGGCAATACCAAACGTGCTGCATCGGACAGCACTCCCGTTGGAATCGTTCATGCCAACGAGTGGGTTGCACCCGCATGGATGGTGCGGCGCAACCCAGTGATGTTCCGTGACCTCGAACGCTATCGCGTCGCCGGAAGTCGAGGCCACATAGGTTCTTTGGATAGAGGCTTCGCCGATGGGGGATTCACCGGCGGCGGTTCTGCGGGGTCTGATGCAATGACGCAGAAAATGCTTGCCGCTATCGACCGCCTTGAAGCCAACACCGCGGCCAACACCGCCGCTTTGCTCCGTCTGATGGACGAGGGCGTGCCGGCTTATGAGGTCTACGACCAGAGACAGTCTTTCGAGACACAACGCAAACGTTTCAAAAACGCAACAAGACGATGAGACTTTATAACCAATATGGCACTTTTGATCTGCCTGACGGCTTCGCCCTCAATCTCGAAAGGACGAACCCTTTCTTCACCGATGAGGGCGACACCAGCGTTCCCGTAACACTGCCTTCGTCGCCGCACAACTTGCAACTGCTACGGCACATCGAGCGCATTGATGCCAAAGACAGCGACATGGCTATGGCTGAAGCCTGGCTGACAGTGGGTGCCGTGACCGTCAAGGGAACCTTGTTGGTCGACACCATCTCCAAAGAGGACGGCATAGACGCGGCATTCACCTTCCGTAATGGCGGCCTCTATGCCGAATATAGGGATAAACCGCTGAAAGAGCTGTTCGCTGACACAGTGGTCGACTTGGGATCTCCAAGGGAGGCTGCACAGCACCTGTATGGCATCTATGAGGCCGGATCCAACACCAACGACTATACCTGTTTCCCGGTGATGGGACAGGAAGAGGAAGCTTGTCGGGAAGGTTACACCATCATCAACGACCTGCCTCACTTCACAGATAATCCACCTGCCTATGGCGAACGTGTCTTCTACGAGGGCGGCACGATGCTCTATGTGCCTGAAGGATATGGCGTGACCCCGTTCATCTACCTGCACCGTATGCTCGACCTGATGTTTGAACTGATGAATTACGAGGTGACGGTGAATGTGTTTGAGAACTTCACAAGAAAACTGGTGGTGCTGAACAATACCGTCGATGCCATCGTGAACGGCACGATATGCTATGCCGACATGGTTCCTGACATGACAGTGAGTGAGCTGCTGAACTGGCTCCGTGACCGTTTTATGGTGCAGGCTGTGGTGGACAGCAACACGATGACCGTGAAGATTGTCCAGTTTGATGCGCTGACCAAACCTGATGCCGATATCACAGGTTTGCTCCTTGGCGGTATCACCATGCGTTATGAGAAGCCATCGCATGTGGTCATCACACCGTCAGTGGGCGCCGGCAATGAGGCTGCTGCCACATCATTGAAGGCCTTGAAGGAAAAATACGGGGCTTGGGTGGGAGTTGACGAAAACGATTGGGGCAAGATTGTCAACAACACCAGCCCCAACTACTACGATTGCCTTATCCTGCGCCGTTCCACAGGTATGTTCAGTGAGATGCGCCGCAATCTGGTGACAGGAGACCCTGTCCTGGAACCCGTTGGAAGCAACTGCTTTGCATACGACAGAGAGAACAATGAGCAGACCGAAGCCTTTAATCCAAATGATACAATACCCTTGATGGTCTGTGGCAGCAAGTTAGAACTCTATCCTGTCATCGGCGACCCCATTCACCGCCATAGTACCTACAGCGGAATGAGCGACAATGACGACCAACGCCTGATTATTGTTCAGGAATATAGCGGCATCAACTACACGGCCTTTAAACGCGGTGGTACCACTCAGGACAACGTGCCTGTGTTGGTACAAACTTCACACGGACACCTTTCCCAGCTTGGAAGAAACCTCACACCTGACGGTTTGTATCCGTCATTTTGGGCATTATACAATAATATCCTGTTGGGTGGTAAAAAGACCGCCACCATGAGGGTGGGGTATGATACGCCCACTTTCCTTACAGCTAACATGGCTTCAGGCAAATTATGCCGTAATCAGCTGCTGTTACCCGTGAAGACTTCAGCTGAAGCAGGGGAAAAGATGCGTAACGGCGTGTCTGAGTTTCTTGTGGCCCGCTTTGATGAATCTCTGGCCGATGCGGCCATCACGCCCGCATCGATCACTCGGCTCAGATGGGTGATGCAGGGGACTCCCGTGCAGGATGAAATCGATGGTCTAAATGTCACCCCTGGGGCGATGGCTGGTCCATATTTCGATGAGAACTTCAATGAAACTAATGTGCCAAACAACGACACATGGTGCGCTTGGAATGTGATTTCGCAAACGGTCAAGGCAGATATAGTGGGAGGCAACGATGTGTTTCTCGGACCGCCCGCTTCAGCTAATTTGACCGTTAGTTTCGCTGTGAGGGTTAATCTCAGCTGTAAATACCACTGCAAGAAATACGGTGATTTGACGCAAGCCACCACCATCGAATATTCCAAGGAGAAACTAGTCACAGTTACCTTCATTTCACAAACCTACTAATACCTTTATACCATGTCATTCACTGTCACCAATTCCTACCAACACAGCGTCCATCTCGACAATATCCCTGACTTCATCATCACCAATATACAGGACGAAGACGGGCTTCAGGTGGATGTTTACGACGACACACTTTATACCAACGTTGTATTCACGTCGGTCTACATCCCTGACCTTAACAACGAGGTACGTTTCAACCTGGCTGACATCTTCCGCAATTTTCTGAAGACCAATCTGCCAAATGCCGACATATTCCTTCAACAAGAGGTTTACAAGGGCTTCGGTTTCGTCATCACTGGACTCACATCGGAAGTGACATCGGCACAGTACTATGAAGTGCTGCTCTCGAAAGCCGAAGTTACCGACACGCCGTGGAACTATATGGAGACGCACTTCCTTACCCTGCAACCCAAAGACAAGTACGTCACGAAACTGCAACCCGAACACCTTACCTTGAATGGCACAGGGCCAGTTTCTGATTTGCAGCTTTACGCCCGGTTCTATCCTAAAGCGGGCGGCCATACTGATGTTGCCTTGGATGCGCCCGATTACACTGGTATCAACACATACCGCTTCGACTGGGCAACATTATGGCAACTCAGGCCGGGAGTGTGTTTTGATTACATTGACATTGTAGCCGTCCTGAAAGAGGAGGATATGATGAGCCAACGCTACATCTACACGCAGACATCGGGCCATGAACACTATTTCTTATGGGTCAACGCCCTCGGGGGCATCGACACCATCTGTTGCGACGGCTCCAACACGCTTCAACCCCAAGTGACGCACAACGTGGGTCGCCGTCAGGCACAGGTCATCCAGCTGGATGACAGCGACGACTACCGCGAATGGCGGCAACAGTCTGGATGGTTTCCATGGAAGCAGCGCGAATGGCTGTGGGATTTTGTCTCATCCAAACTCGGGCACTGGCTCTACGACCCGGAGAAAGAGACTTATACCGAAATCGTCATCACCTCTGCGGAGATGGAGGATGCCGACGACCAGCAGCTGGTGCAGTTCTCTTTCACTTACAGAAGGAAATCAAGGGGCAACGCCGTCGGCACGTCCAGCCGCGAATCATCATTCAGCAGGAGTGCCGCCGACCAGGCAGAGGAAATCGACTACGACGACTCTTTGGTGGCTGAGGAATGATTCTGTCACTATATCTCCAATACTTGATTATATTTTTGCGACAAACGGATAAACCATGGCAGAAGCAATTAAAAACGGAACAGTGAAGAACCCTATATTCTGGATATGCTTCACGCTATGCGCGGGGCTGGTCATAGCGGGGTTCTGTGTGCCGCCGATGGGCAACATCGACGGCTCGGTTCTGACGGCAGTGGGCGAAATGTTTGCCTTCCCCACCTTATGGACGGTGTGGCACGCCATTGACAAGGGCATCGACGCACGGGTGAAGCTGGGGAAGACGGAGCTCACGGTAGGCTCGCTTGAAGAACCACAGGCACAAAACGAATCTATTAACGAACAAATCCCATAGAAATGAACCAAAGAACAGTGATAGCTGGAGACACGTTCAGCATAGTCTATAAGCACAAGCCGGAGGGCACGCTGGCCGACCTTCCTGAAGGCTATGAATATGTGCTTGGCCTGCGCGAAGAGGGCGGCAAGAAAGTGAGAGCCTTCAAACTGTCGAAAGGCGAAATCAGTCACACGGAAGGCTCGGGCATATACCGATGGACGGCAGAATACGAGTTCTCGAAGTCGCTAAAAGGCGAGATCATGGCGGAGATGCTCTTCTACAGCGACGACAAGAGCGTTGTGCAGCACTGTAACGAGCCGCTCAGGATTAAAGTGCTGCCGAGCTTCATGAATGAGGTGATTGACGCGGACACTGGAGAGAATGAATGAGCGGATGGACATAGAGGTGACGGGAGGCTTCGGGCTTGGCGAGATGGAGCTGACATCCCCATCGGGATGGGAGATGGAGATAGAGAGCGGGCATGAGGCCGAGCTGATGACCGAGGAGAGGCCGTGTGCATCGGCAGGCATCGAGGCGGGCGGCATCGTGCCGGAAGGCACAGCCTACGCCTGGGAGGAAGAGATGGAGGTGACGACAGCGGACTTCGCCTACGTCTACATCGGCCCAGCACTGGAAGACACATCCAGCACCGACGCATGGTTCTACAGCGACGGCTGGTTCAGAAGCGAAGCATGGTAAACACGAAACACCAAGGAATATGGCAAAGAAAAAGACAATACCAGGAATAAGGATCCTGCAAAACATCACCGACCCATGGGGCGGCGTAAACAACGAAGGACACGCCATCGAGGTGTACGGCACCACAGTTCCCGCCGGAATGGAATGGGGCGTAAACCGAGAAGAGGTAGAGCGGTTCATGAAAGAGGTGCTGCTGGCCCACACGACAGGCATAGACAACACCCTGCAAGCAATAGAAGCCCTGCGGGGCATGGCCATCGGCGACGTGGCCGAGGGACCCATCAACCCGGTGACGAACAAGAGACCTATATATTTCTATAAGGTGGGCAACACCAGCCACGAGACTCCTGATGCCACAATAGAGGTGATTGCCAACGTGGGCGGCGAGGAAAAGACCCCCAGAATCACCGTGACCCGCAACACACAAGGCACCATCAAGAAAGGCGACTATATAGATTTCGACTGGACTTACACCTTCATCCACAGGATTGACGGTGAGGAACAGCAAGGCGGCGAGAGGCCCACACCGGCAAGTGTGTCGATAGAAGCCAAGGTGGGCAACACTGTAATCTACAGCGACACCGTCAACGGCGGTGTGGTGGAGAACCAGGCATACAACGTGAGGTTTGCCAACGCGAACGTGACCGGACTTGTGACCATTACGGTAGTGGCCACCGTCATCGTGGACGGTGAGGTGGCCTTGGCGAGAGGCGGCACGACAGTCTCCATCGTGGAGATGAGGCTGTCGAGCGACTTCAGTCCGGCCACACAGCTGGCCATCAGCGGCGGCATCACTGACGGACAGACCGTCAGCATCCCCTACAGCTACACCGTACCCACAGGGACAACGCTGAGGGTGTATATCGACGGGGCAGAGCCGATAACGAGCACCATCAGCGGAACGGGCAGGAACTTCGTCACCCTGCAATCGTCAGACCTTGCGGCAGGAAGGCACAACATACAGATGATAGCCGACAGCAACGGGCTTCTGAGCGACGCCGTTGTCATTGACTTCCTGAAGGCGGGAGGCACAGAGGACTATTTAGGCTTGCGCCTCGCGGTGCATATCGACGACATTGAGGACATGCCGCTGGCGTATGCCTACGGGCAGTCTGCATTCCCCATAGAGGCGATACAGTTTGAGAGCGTCAGCGTGGAGTTTGCTGCCTGGCAGCAGGACGCTCAGAGCGTCACTGTGCGCGTGTATGTGGACGGGAACGAGACCCCGACACAGACACTTTCGGCAGACAGGACACTGCAGACCCTTGCACAGCGGTTCGACACGGAAGGCAGCCACAGCATGGACATCACGGTGGGAGAGGCTACGGCAGGCTTCGCGGTGACAGTGGTGCAGGCCGCAGGCGTGACCGAGACAGAGGCCCCGGGCTACCTCGTGAAGCTGACAGCCAACGGAAGGTCGAACAACGAGACCGCCCCAGCGGATTGGGGTGGCATCACGACGTTTGAGGGCGTGAACTGGAACACCAACGGATGGATCACCGACGCGGATGGCGTGACCTCGCTGCTGCTGACCAACGGAGCGACAGCGGGCATCGACATCAGGGCTTTCGTCATCGATGGTGACTACAGCATCCAGCTGGCGGGAATGGCCCTGGGAATAAAACTGAAGGTCAGCCAGGTGATGGAACGCGGTGCCACAGTGGTGAGCTGCCTCTATGACAACGACGGCCAAGGCTACCCGATGGGCATCAAGGTGACGACGGAAAAGGCCTGCATCCTGTTTGGAGGCAGCGAGGAGATTGAGACCGCCGAAGACCTTGTGGACGAAAACGGCAACTACATCGACTATGAGGGCAACATAGTGGACGAGCAGCACAAGGTGAAACTGAAGATAACACGCGCCCGAGGCATCGAGCGCAACATAGCCACAGACAGATGGACGGACTTGTACTTCGTGGTACTGCCGTCGAGCGGAGGTTACGGGCTGGCCATGCTGTTTATCGACGGCGTACTGAGCGGGGCCAACCGCTACGCGGGAGCCCTGAAACAGACCGTGGCGCAAGCCATTGCCATTGACAGCGACAAGGCCGACGTGAGGGTGCGCGGCTTGTATTATTACCGGTTCCCATTGATAGCCGATGAGGTGCTGGGCAACGTGATTCTTAACCAGCACACGGCAGCGGCCATTCAGGCCATGCACCAGAAAAACGCCGTCGGAGACTCCAACAACACTGTTGATGCCGACGGCAACATTGCCGTCAACTACGATACGCTGTTGGGCAAGTCGAAAGGTGTTTTGACAGTGATCCGCAGCGGCGACAGCGGCATGGGGCTCACAGACATGTTCGCCTGTGTGGACAAAAAGCAGAACTTCAAGGCAGACCTCGTGAGATGGGACCCGCCGAAGGATGCCAACGGCAACCCAATAGGGGAGGGCTTTGAAGCCCGGAACGTGAGGATGAGGATTCAGGGAACCTCATCCGTGAAATACCCCTACAAAAACCTACGTATCTACCTGACCACGGCACAGGACGGCGAACGCTCCTTGGTCATAGGCGGAGTGGACGTGACAGAGACCGCCAAAGGCTACCCGCTGAGAGGCGCGGACAACTCCATCCCGCAAGCCGTGCTGTGCGCCAAGACCGACTTCGTGGACTCCTCACTGGCAGGCAACACGGGTGGAGCCCACCTGTTTGACTACACCATGAAGGCGTTGGGCTTGCTGACACCTCCGCAGCAATACCAACTCGAACAAGGGCAGAACATCACCGTGCGCCAATCTGTCGACGGCATTCCGTGCGACATCTTTGCCGGCACGAGCGAGACAGGGACACTGACCTACTGCGGCCAGTTTGTGCTGAACAACGAGAAGTCGAAATCGGGGAAGATCTTCGGCATGGAGGGCGTTACGGGCTTCAGCGGCGACCCTGAGCAGAACCCCTATTCCATCGCCTTGGAAGCGCTTGACAACAATTCCCCAATGACGCTGTTTCATCCCGCAGGGAGCGCCAACAGCGCAGCCCTCGCCACACAGCTTGCAGAGGAGTTTGACAACGGCTTTGAGTTCAACTTCCCCGAGGATGCCAAATGGGCAACCATCGGGACGGGCGACTTTGCCGCCTGGGACGGGGCACAGACCGACCTGAAACGCTGGCTCGGCTGGCTCTACGACTGCATGGCAGACACGGCAGGCGTAAGGGCTGGGACGATGACCATTGCCGACCCAGACTACGGAACCCCTTCAGGATGGAGCGACGAAAGCAAGGCGAAATGGGTAAGCCAGAAGTTCAAGAACGAGCTGACACAGTATTTCGACAAACCCCACCTGCTGACCTACTACCTGATTATCGACTACCTTGCCGGGAAAGACCAGCTGGCAAAGAACATCATCTGGAGATGCTGGAACCGACTGATATGGTATTCCACCTTCTACGACGGCGACACCTGGGAGGCCATCCGCAACGACGCTTTCATCGTCTACCTCTACAACATCACCCGCGACAGCTACGACAACGAGCGCAGCAAGTACGCCTTTGAGGGACACAGCTCGTGGCTGTGGTGCCTGGTGCTGGCCAACTTCGAGGAAGACATCAGGACCTGCGCTGCCACCCTTCGCAACCAGCTGACCACACAGGCCATGCTGGACGAATTTGTGAACACGATGATAGGCAACTGGAGCGAAAGGCAGTACAACAAGTCTGGAAAGCTGAAGTATGTGGACACCATCGACACGATGAACTACGTCTACACCCTGACGGGAAACCGCGAGGCGCACATCACGGCCTTCCTGACCGACAGGGCCAGGCTTCTGGATGCCCGCTATGCTGTGGGACAGTACAACGGCGACGTGATTACCTTTACAGTAGTCCGCAATTCGAGCGACCCGCAATCGTCGCTGACTCTGAGGAGCGGCGACTTGTATTACTTCGGCTACAAGCTGAACGGTCTTTGGCTGCAAGGCCCGACGCAGGTGCAGGCCAACGAGACGCTGCAGCTCGTTTTCAGCCAGACTCTGGCCACAAACGACCCGCTCATGCTGGGCGGCGCCAGCTGCATCAAGGAACTTGACTTCACCGGCATGGGAAGCCAGCTGAACGGAACGGTAAACCTTTCACTCTGCACCATGCTGACAAAGCTGGTGATGCCAGCGACCAACGGAGTGGCCAACGCACCGCTGACCCTTGGCGACATCGCCAAGCTGCAATACATAGACATCACAGGACAGACCTCCGTCCACACGGGGACGGCAGGAGTGTTCGACGTGTCGAAACACAGCAGGTTGGGAACCTTGCTGGCGGGCGGCACCAGCCTAAGCGTAATCAACCTTCCTGAAGGTGCGCCCGTCACGACCCTGACACTGCCCGCTACCTTGACGCTGCTCAAACTGCGTTATCTTCCGCAGCTGACGGCAGCGGGGCTGACCTTGGAGGGAACGGCTAACATCACGGGATTCAACTTTGCGGCTTGCCCGCACATAGACTGGCAGACGCTGCTGAACCGGTGCCCCAACGTCCAGAACATCCGAGTGGAGGGAATCACCGGCAAGATAGATCCTGACTGGCTTGAAAGCCTGGCGACGATGGGCGGCTACGATGCCAACGGCAACACCATCGCCAATCCGGCATTGGTGGGCAGCATCACCCTGACGAAGGTGGTGACGGACGAAAGACTGTCCGCTTTGCGGGCTGCTTTCATCTACCTGCAGATTGACCAATGCCAGTACTCCGTGTATGAGTTTGACGACACGGAGAGTGACCCGGCTTGCGTGACCAACCTTGAAAACGGCACGTCGGGCTACGACGTGTATGACAGCGAGACTGGAGAACTGGTAACGGCAGGCTACACAGCCAGCGGCCATGCCCTGAAGGTGCGAGAGAAGATGAAGCCGGTATTCGGCAGACTGATGACAGTGAACGGTGAGAAGGTTTGGCAAGGAGCGCTCATGAGCGAAACCAACTATACGAAGATGGCCGACGGCACCACCGTTGACAACACTGGTTTGTCGGATGCCATGATGCTCTTGCCGCATTGCTGGTACAAAGGCATCAACGACTACAAGAACCAGAAGAAATACATCTGCTGGAGCTCGCTTGACAGCGAACCCCAATCCTCGGCAGCGCACATCAACCGTTACACCCTCTCAAATGAAATCCTATACAGGGCAGGCGGCAACATCGCGCTGGAGAACATCACCGAGGGGGAAAGCACCTTGGACAGCGAGGGTGTTGTGGCCACATCGACGGGCTACAACATCTACAAGGTCAACGTGGAGGGCATGAAGCAGGTCAGATGGCCCGGGCGTAACTCTTCCGTCTATGGTGTGGCTTTCCTTGATGCCAATGGTGTCATCATTGAAAAGTGGGGAATGTCGGTCAGCGGTGACGACTTCGACTTCATGGAGACAGAGGGAGACTACGTCTTCAGGGACGTTCCCGAAGGAGCCGTGGAGTTTGCGTTCTCTTCGCAAACGGCGAACCACGGCGTGAGAGAGGTGATAGCCGTAGACAGCGACGAAGTGGAGGCGATAGAACCCGACTGGGTGGAACACAAGGAGTGCCTGGTGGGTATCTACCATGCAAGCGTCGACACGGACGGAAACCTGCGCTCGCTTTCGGGTAAGACCGTGCAGCGAGGCACAGGAACGTCGACCACCTGGGCGGGATGGGAATACAATGGCCTCGGCAACCCGACCAATGCGCCGACAGGAGCCATCAACTACACCATGAAGGACTTCCAGAACATGGCACGTCTGCGCGGGCTGGCAGGCAACATGAACGGCTACCAGCTCATAGACTACGAGATGTCGAAGTTTGTGGCCATACTGTTCTACTGCGTACAAGGCAACCTGAACGCACAAGCCGTTTGCGGTGCGGGAGCCTTTGCCACCACAACCGGCTATTCCAATGCTATAGGCAACGCCAACTCATACAGCGGGCAATACAGCGGAAATAAATGCTTCGGCATAGAATCCTTCTTTGCCTGTGTCTATGAATGGGTTGACAACGTGGGCATCAATGTGGCCAGCTATATCACCTTCTACCGCAACAGAATGTCGGGCGGCACATCGAACCGCCGTTGGGTCATTTATGATCCGGTGACAAACACGGAACGTTCGGTGCTGGAAAGAGGCACGGACGGCTACATCAAGCGCGTGAGGAACGGCAGGTTCTGTGACATAGTTCCTACAGCATCGGGCGGAACGGGAGCAGGCTCCAGCTACCGCTATGCTGACTACAGGTATTATTCCACTACAAGCGGTCGTGTGCTCGGTCGGTCGTACTACTACGGGTACGTGCTTGGCGGTCTCGCTTTTGCGCATGCGAACCTCGCATCATTGGATTC